CTTGAGCAGCAGCATTAGTTTGTAATCTTTTAACAGCACCTGTTGTAGTGTTGCCAAGATTTCCTATAGCATCTATAAAATTATCTGATCCAGCAGTACTAGAAATAATACCAGCAGAGATATTTCCGAATGCTTTTCCTTGCCAACCAGCAGAGAAAGCATCTCCAATATCATCTGGCATGTAGAGTAAGATAGTTTTATAACCCTCAGCTAGTTTAGCACTAAATGCTACACTAGAATTATATGCACCTAAAGTTTGATTCAAAACTTGGTCTTTATTTTTTTTCTTTTCTGGATCAAAAAAAGTTTCTCTTGGTCTTTCTACTTCACTACCAAAAGGTGGGATATACTCATAAAATTTGAACATCACATAATCGGTATCGCTGTTGATCATATCGTTTGGATACTTGACCAGTTCTGTACCTTCTGCGTTCTCGTATGATAGTGGAGTGTTAGCATAAAAACCTACATTATCTTTATCAACAACTCCTTTTTTCACCAACTTGTCCCATGCAGCTGGGTCTAGATTATTAACAGCCTCATCAAATCTAGCGTCAGTAAAATATAACTTTCCTGTTTTTTTACCTTTAGCATTACCATAGTATCTCCATTTCTCACCATCAAAAACTACTGCTGAATCTCTCCCTTTAGGAATATAATCTCCTTTCTTAGGATCTCCATGAAATGCTGCAATAACTTCTTGTCTCTTGTCTCTCTCAGTTAAAGGATAATCATCAGCACTTTTATCCTTGTACTTAACAATAGGTGTTCTGACACCACTACGAGTATTGTAGCTGTACCCTATAATAGTTCCATAAGGTCCTTTTATGTAATCTTTTGGATCTAGTTTTGTAGTTCTTCTTGACACAGCACTTCAATTTTTAACTATTTAGTGCCATATTTACAGATTGTCTAGTTCCATATCCCTTCACAAGTCTTTCTCCTCTTATTTTATCATAGAAATTCTCATCAGTATCAGACCAGACATCCTCTTTTTGTATTGGAAACTGTAAACCATTTACATCCTTCACAAAATCCTCTGTTGGTAGTAAGATTGCAGTATCCCATTCACTTGCAGCGAGATCAATCATCAATCCCTCCACATGTTGTTGAATATATTTGTGAAAACATGACTTAGGAAAATCTATTCTACCTTGCATCAATTTACTGGTAGCAACAATTCTTTTCTTTGGTTTCAAATAATGTAAATTTGCTCCCCAAAACTGATTCTTCTCTGACTTAACAACATAAACTAATGGGAATCTATCATAGTATGGTAAATACTTTGACCTTGCACTGTACTCAAACATGTAGAGATGTCCTTGCACAGTAAAACGCCTTAACTCGTTTGCATCTTGGTCTTGTACAGCACCAATCCTATCACTCTTTTCATTTAAAATATACTTATCAAAATTCTTCTTGTAACTACTTGCTTCAGATTTTACAGCATTTCTGTACCAAGTTAATGTTTTCTTTTGTCCTTGTGCTTTTGCGTTTATCTTTTCAAACAGGGTTTGGTATCCCGCTTTTGTAGACACAGTATTCCTTTGAATAGTGCCAAATCCAGTTGCCATTTTCTCATACTCCTAAATGATCTTCGGTCAGAATCATAAAATTCATCTGCCTATCTTCACAGAAGTCCTGTGCAGCGTCCCACTTGGCACGGTTCTTTGCAAAAGTTAGTGCATCACGCTTATAGGCAGCAGTTTTTTTGTTTTTAACATTAGGTGGTTTTGTTTGTTTTTTGGGTTTTATTTCAATTATGTACTTGGTTATTTTTCCTGATCCTTCAAGAACTTTGATGTAAAAATCAGGATAATAACGCCTTATTACACCATCAGGTGCTCTGTACGGTATTATAACTTCTTCACTGCCCCACTCCAGTATGGATGGTTGATTATCACAGAAAACCATGAACTTCCGTTCCCATAGTGACCTGTAGATAACTCTCCTTGGGTTACCACGGTACTTTTTAGGATTAATTGGTTTGTAAATCCCAGAGTACGCCATAAATATAATATGTTCCAATATATTTATACCAAAGGTGGCAAGGTCAGAGTTCTTAAGTTCGTTTTTAGAGGCAACAAATGCTAATGGTGGTATGTCACTTAGCAACAATTTTGTTGTAAGAGTGTTAAATGAATCAAATCCAGAATTATCAGAAGAGTTTTTAACATTGAGTTTACCGAACTATGGTGGATCTGGTGCACATTGGTTTGAATTTTTATGTGATGAAGCACAATTACCAAACACACAAGCTGCTACTGGAACTTTGAAAGGGAGATACCTAGGTGAAGGACAAATAAATTATCCACATACAAGGGTTTTCACAGAATTTCAATTAGGATTTCAATGCGATGCTAATTTAACTCCATTAAGTTATCTTAATAACTGGTTTCATGGTATATTTGGAGAAGTACCAATGGAATCAGACGATGCGTTACGATCTACATTACAAGCATCTGCAAGTCAATCAAGAATGAAGTTTAATAGATCAAATAGACTTGCGTATCCATCTGAGTATTGCAAAAATATGATAATTATAAAAACAGAACAAGGTCCTAATTCAACCACAGAAAGAGCAGGAGGTGTTTATGTTTTGGAAAGATGTTGGCCTTTTGCTATTGATGCAGTTCCATTGCAGTTTGGCACAGCACAAATAACAAAAGTTACAGCACAATTCTACTATACACGACATCATGTGATACATGCAGCTCCCTTTAAACAAAGTATTTCACAAAGTGGTACACTACTTAACTCAGATTTTGCTGACAACATTCCTCCCAGTGTATAGCAAATTTGACTTTCCAATTCCATAAAAGTGGGAAAAATTTTCCCGCTATTTTTTTGCTGAAAAAGTCGCTAAATATAAATATGACCTTGGAGTAAATATAATGGTATTGCCAACCATGGATCATCCAACTTATGAGTTGTTGATCCCATCATCAAAAAAGAAAATAAAATATCGTCCTTTTTTAGTAAAAGAGGAAAAAGTTCTTTTATTAGCAATGGAGAGTGGCGATGACAACAATATTAAACAAGCAGTGGTTGATTTGTTATCGTCATGCATTAAAAGTAAAATTAAAATAGAAAGTTTATCTTTATTTGATCTAGAATATATCTTTCTTAATATTCGTGCTGTGTCAGTAGGTGAAGTTGTTGAAATGAAACTTACATGTACAGATGATGAAACAACAGAAGTTCCCTATGTATTAAATTTAACAGAAGTAAAGGTAATTTTTCCAGAAGGACATACCAATAAAATTATGTTAACTGAGGATACTGGTGTAATTATGAAATATCCTTCATTTTCTAATTTTATTGATCAAAATTTTGGAACTGGTAAAGAGGTAACGCAAGATAATTTAACATCAATTATTGCTGAAAATATAGATCAAATATTTCAAAAAGAAGATGTATATGACTCATCTACAACAACTCCAAAAGAATTTGTTGAATTTGTGGAAAGTTTGACTAATGAGCAATTGATAAAACTTCAAGAGTTTTTCCAAACATCTCCTAGATTAGAACACTCATTTAAAATTACTAATCCTAATACTGGAGTAGAATCTGAATATGTTTTGAGAGGTTTAAATAGTTTTTTCGCATAGCCCTCTTTCATAACACGCTAGAGGGGTATTACAAGACTAACTTTGCTCTCATGCAACACCATAAATATAGTTTGAGTGAAATTGAGAATATGATACCTTTTGAGAGACAAGTTTATATCTCATTGCTAATGCAACATTTAGAACAGGTAAAACAACAACAGCAGCAAAAATAATGGCAGCAGGAACAGTTGGATATACAGACACCACAGGTAATAGAGATTACATTGGTGAAATAGCGAGTCAAATCACAAGGAGAGTTGGCGAAGCTTCTGATATGGCGTCACAAGAACGTGCTTTTGCTGAAGAACAGGCAGAAGCTGGAGGAACGTCTTTATCTGAGGCAGGAATAGGGAGAGGATTTTTTTTCGGAAGAGCCCTTGGTTCAACATTTGGCGGGGATAGGATTGCCAGAACTAGGGGCAGATTTGCAAGAACTCCATCTGCAGGAACAGATCCTACTGCTACTGCAGCATCTAGATTTCGTGGAGGATTTGATTATAATGTTACCAACGAAATTTCATCTGCTGGTGTAGCACCACTTACAACTGCTGTTGCATCTGGACTTTCTGGTGTGGAAAGTGGACTAATTGCAATGTCTCAGTCTATGATAAGAATAGACAATACTCTTGGTGGTTTGGAAAGAACTCAAGCTGACACAGCAAGAGCATTGATGGGATTAGGTTATATGATGGCGATGTTGCGTAGTCAATCACAGCAAGCATCTGGTAGAGCATCATTAGCGAGAGAAGAGAGAGGTATTGAAGGTGGTGGAGGAATAGGTGGCGGTAGCATAGGTGGAGCATCGTTTGGTGGTGCTGGCGGTGGTCGTGGAATGATCAATATTACGCCAGGCGGTGGATCTGCAGGAGGATCTGGAGGACTTGATCGTCCTAGAGGTGGCGGTCCTACTGGAGATGGATTTGGAGCGTCTGATGTTATTAGTTTTGCAACTGGTAGATTTGGAGTAACTCAAGCTAAAAATATAGTATCTGCAGGAAGAGCAACTAAATCATTACTTAGAACTGGAGAATTGGGATCTGGTGTTGCTAGAGGTACTATTTTAAAAGCAGCAGCACAAGGTGGAGGTGGTGTTTTTGATGCAGCAAAAGTATCCCAGTCACTTGGAAAATTTTTAGGAGCAGATGCAACTGGAATTGCTAATCCATTTATGAGGTTAATAAAAGGATCACTGTATGGAGGTCCTAACGCAGCAAAAGCTGGAACTGAAGCTCTTGAAGGTGCATTTATTAACAGAGAAGCATTAGAAAAAATGTTTCCAAATGCTAATCCAAAAGGATTAGATATGCTTGAGGATATGGGAAATTTTGAAATGAAAGGTGTTGATTCAAAATTCTCAAATGAGTTATCTGATATTAAACTAAGATCTGATAGATATAAAAAATTTGCTCATTTACATGGT